CATGAAGAAAAGTTAGAAGAGATTGAACGCGAAGAAGAAATTTATTTAAAAGACGACAAGGCTTTTGAAGATTTAATAGACGAAGATGAGTTAGAAGAACTGATTAACGAAGAAGATGAGGAAGAGTTTTTTAAAGAAGAAAAAATAGAAGAAAATAAAAGTACAAGATTTGTGGCTTCTAGTACAAGTCCAGCAACTATTGTAACTAGCACAGAACAAACATTTACAGTAATGGTTCAACAAGAACAACAACCAATACAACAATCAGTAGTACAGGATTCAAGCTCCAGCAGTACACAAGCAGTTGTGGCGGCAATAGATTTTGGAGGTACACAAGAAGAGCAAGTAACAGTTGCTGAAGTCTTACAAGAACAATTAGACGATGGATCAGGTAGCTCAACAGGCAGTAGTTTTGATTCAAACTCTTACTCAAGTGGTAGTAGTGTTGCGGCTACAAGTTCTCAACAAGAACAAATAACGCAATCCACAGGCAATACTTTTGTAGTAGAACAACAAGAACAATCAACAGGACAAGTGCAGATCCAGGTAGCAGAGATAGTTGATTCCGGCCCTGCGGTAACTGCTTTTGAAGTTGCTGAACAACAACAAGAAGCACAAGAAGAACAGCAGGAATTAACATTTGATGATGGCTCTAACTTTACAGTAGCTGATCAAAACTTTGAAAGTTCGTTTGATGATGCTTTGGGAACAGGACAATCAATAGGACAATTTTTAAGTAACGCAGCACCAGACTTTGCTAAGTTTGAAGTTGAAGCACCTACGTTCCAAGAGCAACGACAATCAAGCGCAGTAGAAAGTTTAGCGGATTCTGTTAGTTCAACTGTTATAGCAACAAACTTACAAACAGAATTAAACAAATTGCAGCAAGACAACGAGAACACTAATGATTACGGCGACCAAACTATTGTTGTTTCGTATATTGGGTATTCTTCAGGGTTTAGCGAGTACACCTCACAGACACAATTAGCCGATAAACAAAGTTGGTACGATAGTTCGCAAGTATATAAAGGACAGAAGACTGTTGATAATGTAGTAGGTTTTTATAGGATGGCGGGAAGAACTCAAGAAAAACTACAGGAAATGATACACAGCCAATATAATAGGTAGTACGGAATAACAGGGAGGGAAATGGCAGAAGTAGAGTATGAAGGAATAAAGATGAGCGGCAGTAAGATGCTGTTTATACTTCCGTTATTAGGTACACTAATCGGTGGTCTATGGGGAGGTTTTGAGTTGTATAATAGGCTACTTGTTGCTGAAGAGGCATTAGCTGGTTTAAAGCCAGAAGCAATACAAGCAGAACTTGTCAGACTAACAGAATTAACAGAAATTATTAGAACTAATTTAAGAGAAGATATTAACGCAGCAAGAGAAGATATTAATACAGCCAAAGGGGATATTAATATAGTAAGAGATGAAACTAGTGAAGTAATGGACTTAGCAAGAGCTACTGAAAAGACATCAGCAGACACACAAAGAGAAATTAGAAATGATGTGTATGCTATGGAGCGTGGGATGAATACCCGCTTCAAAGAAATGGATGCAGAGACTAGAGAGCTAAGAAAAGACTTAGAAGAAAAGATTATGACAATACTTGAAAACCCCCTCAACGACACTGAATAATAGGACATCAGCATGGATCAGATCATAGAAATTATAAATATTCTCACGGCTTTAATTGCGTCATGTAGTGCAATTGCTGCTGTGACTCCTACGCCGAAAGATGATTCAATGCTTGCGAAGGCGTACAAGATAGTCGATCTTCTGGCGATCAATGTCGGTAAGGCGAAGGAGTAATGGCTAAGGACGCACTAGCCAAGATTGAAACGCATGAGAAGGAATGTGCGCTTCGATTTAAAGCTATTGAGGAGCGGCTAGAACGTGGCTCCCAACGCATGGATAGGATGGAAATGTCTATTTGGGGAGTTTACCCGTTTATCCTGGCCTCTGTTTTTTTAGCTAAATACCTCTAATTATAAGGAGTTTTATGAGACACTTACTTTTGATTAGCCTTTTATTTATTTCTGGGTGCTCATCTCTACAAGTATGTGGGACCAGGGAGTACAGCTTTGAAGTACCTAACACAGTGCCTTTCTTAAATGGTGCCTTTAAGATAAAGCGCAGCTCTGACCATGTAGATTGTGAGCGTGATCCAGCGGAAAGGGCTATCGACAATGATTAGTCATCAGAAACTAGCCCGAATTTGCGGAGAGAGCTATCAAAAAAGCACCTTTGAAGAGGCTAATATTGAGGTACTTGTAAAGGGTAACGTGTTTGCCTTCCGAGGTACAGATGAACCCAAAGACGCAATACGAGACATGCGCATCCTTCCCCTTTGGACGCGAGAGTTAGGCTGGTGTCCTGCTGGGTTTCTCAAGGCAAGTAGACGGCTCGTCAACAAAGTTACATCAATGTGCCTGGAACAGGACATTGACTACAAGAAAATAGAATTAACAGGGCATAGTCTGGGAGGTGCGGTAGCTCTTATTACTGGTGCGTTAATGGTGAGAGATGAAATCCCACCCGCACAAATTGTAACCTTCGGCGCTCCTCGATGTGGGCGGCTCAAGATTTTAGATGGGATAATTGTAACTCAGTACAGGTATGGGAAGGATATTGTCCCGATGGTTCCTCCGCTGATGCGGCGACATAACAAATTATTAAAATTTGGTAAACCAAAAAGCTACATCAAAGACCACTTTGTAAAAAATTATTTAAAAATAGAAAAGCCACAAAGGGAAATATGACCCCGAAACAACTAGAGCCAGGTAGTGAATACGCAAAATACGATGCAGATGGTGATGGTATAGTTTCAGATGAGGAGCTTGAAACAGCAGCGCGACTCCAGCAGCTAGAGGCAGCGCACGAAAAAGCAGACGCCCAACGCGGTATGGTTTGGTTTGCTCTATGCGGTATGCTTTTATACCCATCTGGTGTAGCTATTTGCTCGTTCTTAGGGATGAATGATGCCGCTGTCTTGCTCTCAGACATGGCAAATATGTATTTTCTCGCAACAGGGGGCGTGGTCAGCGTATTTTTTGGAAGCCAAGTTTTTGCAGGGAAAAATAAATGAGTGTAGATGTTAAACAAGTGTATGAAGAAATATCTGCCGATGAAGGTAAGGTACTCCATGCTTATTTGTGTAGTGAACACCACAAAACAGTCGGGATAGGCCATAAGGTTCTTGGCACGGATGTAGAAAATGACTTGCACATTTATGGGATTGGTGCTGATGTTACTGATGACCAGCGCATCTCAGAGGATAGGTGCTACGCACTGTTCCAAGAGGATGTCCAGATTTCGATTGGTGGGTGTCAGAAGATTTATGATAACTGGGAAGAACTCCCCCAGGAAATGCAACATGTCCTGGTTAACATGTGTTTCCAGCTTGGGCAAGGTGGCCTAAGCAAATTTAAAAATTTCAAAACTGCCATCGAAGATTATCAATGGCAAAGGGCCTCAGAAGAAATGCTGGATTCGCGTTGGGCGAGTCAAACGCCTGAACGGGCTGAACGATTATCGGACCGAGTCCTAGCAATAGGAGATTAAGATGCCATTACAGCCAGTAAATTTTAAGCCGGGTATAAACAAGGAAAGCACAAGCTATGCTGCGGAAGGCGGATGGTTTGATGGCAATCTGGTCAGGTTTAATAAAGGCTATGCTGAAAAAATAGGAGGATGGGAAAAGTATAGCCTAGCCTCTTATGAAGGGACCGGAAGAAAACTACACAACTGGGTTAATCTAGCAGGCACAAAGTTGCTGGGGCTTGGCACTAGGTTTAAGTTATATATCCAAGAAGGAGCAACCTTTAATGACGTTACTCCATTAAGATCTACTACAGCAGCAGGTGATGTAACTTTTGCTGACGGTGGAGTTGGGTCGAATATTGTTACAGTAACCGATACTTCTCATGGCGCTGCTGTAAACGATTTTGTTACCTTTTCTGGAGCGGCTAGTTTAGGTGGCGTTATCAATGTCGCCGTTCTTAATCATAATTATCAGATAGCTTCTATTGTTAGCGTAAATGCTTACACAGTATTAGCAACTGATGCCAGCGGAAACTCTGTAACTGCAAACTCTAGTGACACTGGTAATGGCGGGGGTTCAACGGTAGGAAAATATGAAATCACTACGGGTCTTGACGTATTTGTTGCGGGTACTGGTTGGAGCGTAGACGCTTGGGGTGACTCAACGTGGGGCTCAACATCTTCTTTAGGTGCAAATAACCAGCTTAGACTTTGGTCTATGGATAACTTTGGAGAAGACCTGATTGCAAACCCCAGGGCTGGAAGTATTTACTACTGGGATAATAGTGACGGATTATCTGCTAGAGCTGTTCCGTTAAGTAGCCTTTCTGGAGCTAACCTAACTCCGACTAAAGGGTTGCAAGTGATTGTCTCAGATGTAGACAGGCACGTTCTTGTTCTTGGTGCAGATCCAATATCAAACACCACAGGGTTAAGGACAGGCAGTATAGATCCTTTGTTAATTGCTTTTTCTGATCAAGAGAATGCTGCTGAATGGGAGCCTAAATCAACGAATACTGCAGGATCTCTCAGGTGTTCTGCTGGATCTGAAATAGTTGGCGGCTTGAGAGCAAGACAAGAAACTTTAATATGGACTGACGTAGCGTTGTATAGCTTGCAGTTTATTGGAACGCCTCTTACCTTTGGTCTAAATCTAATTAACGAAGGTGTTACTTTAATTGGTCCCAACTGCGCTGTTAACACACCTGCCGGAATATTCTGGATGGATAGAAAGGGATTCTATGGATACACAGGCACAGTTAAAAATATAAAATGCACAGTTAAGTCTTATGTTTACGATGACTTTAATCAATCACAGGCATATCAATTCTTTGGATTTTTAAACAAAGAGTTTGATGAGGTTGGTTGGTTCTATTGCTCTTCATCATCTACAGTTATTGATCGTTATGTTACATACAACTATGTGGAAAATAGTTGGGCTATAGGACAAATGTCTAGAACAGCCTGGTTAGATGAAGGTATATCGGTTAGTCCTATTGCTGCAGGGAAAGACTCTTCTACAGCTTATTTGTATAGCCATGAGGTAGGCAATGATGATGATGGATCTCCGATGGAGTCTGTATACATTCAGTCAGGAGACTTTGATATAGGCAATGGGGAAGACTTCCAGTTCGTTAGGCGAATGATTCCAGATATTGATTTCAATGGAACCGGCGGTAGTAGCCAGGCTATAGATGCTGTTTTAAAAGTAAGAAACTATCCAGGAGATTCTTTAGCGACAGAGCAAACTACTTCTTTTACTGGCAGCACCACCAAGATAGATATGAGGGCCAGAGGGCGACAGGCTGCTTTAAGGTATCAGTCCAGTGGTGCAGGCGTAGGCTTTAAGCTTGGGATAACAAGGCTGGATGTGCAGCCTAATGGCAAAAGATAATGGCCAAAATACTACAAACACGGTTGCCTATATCAACAGAAGAAAATGTAACATCTGATATTTTCAACCGTACCATAAGGGTGCTTGAGCTTAACCTCAATGCTGTTGATGTTGATAATACTCCTCAGTTTAATCAAACAGTTATTGATGAGTCTAAGTTTAGGGACGGTGATGTTATCTGGAATACTAGCCTGCAAAAGCTACAAGTATTCTCTGGAGATTCCTTTAAGACCATCTCTTATCCCGCTCATACGCTGCTGGCTACCGCTTCTGTAGGGGATGTGCAGGTAATAGCTAATGGTTCTATTGTTGTGGAGGTTGGCTAATGTTTAGATCTTATGCCGAGAAAGGTGTAAAAACCTACCGAAATGCTCATCTGAGTAGTAAACTACAGGCTGCTTTAGCAGAAAATAAATCAATAGGCAAGGCGGAAGTGTTAAATGTCAATCGTTGATATTATAAATAGCAGACGGCAACCCGTGAGAAAGTTTATGGATGGCGGGGATGCGGGTAATCCCATCCCCGAAATAACGGTAACTGCTCCACGATTCAATCCTTCTCTTGGCGTGGGTCTAGGTGGTTTAAGCGCACGAATGAACCAAATGCAGTTTGACTCCCTTTCGCTTGGCAATCTTGGGAATAGCATTTTAGGTGCTATTCAGACTAGCATTGATGCTGGAGTCACTGACGCAAAAATTAACGAACAATTAGAAAAATTATATAAGGAAAACCCAGAGGCTAAAGAAGCGTTAAATGATGCAATCCAGGAAAAAAACCCACAATCTACTAGTGATCTAAGTAAAGATATAGCGCGCGCGAATGCGGCCGCTCCTGGCGAATCCCCCCTCCCCACGACTTGGGAACAGATTAAAAATGTTCTTATTGGATCGCAAGACAAAGGTGAGCTTGAACCAAACTTTGATGACCGACTGTGGGGTCGCGGCTTTCCAAATCTCGGAGGCATTGGTAGAGTTAATGTTGGAAGAACAGTAGAAAATATTGAGGATCTAACAAAGATAGATGCGGATGCAGCAGAGAGAAAGCGGCTACAAGATTTAGACGTTAGAGAATCGCCAACAAGAATTGGCATCCCTGAGATGACTCAAGCCGAAATGGACGAGTACATTAGGAGCGGAACTCTTCCTCCAAGATGGTCTGATATAGGACCAGGTGGTCGAATTGTGTCAGAGACTCCTGTTGTGTTAGATCCTTCTGAACCTCCGCCTCCTGCTCCTATAAATGGCGTATGTCCTGATGGCTGGGTTTATGTCGGTGCAACCAATGTTGCGGGGATGTCACTTCCAGCTATGTGTGTACCTGCAGGAGGGTATCCTGCTGGAACTCCTCCTACTGGTGGAACTCCTCCTACTGACACTGGTGGAACTCCTCCTACTGACACTGGTGGAACTCCT